AAAGGGAGCGATAAATGAAAGACGCTGTAAAACAGGCAATATCACGGAAGCTCGTCCGGCTGGCACTTGAAATGAAAGACACGGCGAATCTCATGAAAGAATCAGGGTTGACGGAAAAAGCGCATGAGATGTATGAGTCCGCACGGCAGACTTGTGAATGGGCTCAAGAGGTGGTGAAATGAAAATAACAACGGCGATACGGTTGATGCTGTCATGCGTTTTACTTTATTTCGTGTGGGAAGAAACCGGATGGGCTACGATTACGGTGTTAAGCCTGATGACGGTCGGGATGGAAATGCAAACAAAGGCTATTGCCAAATGAAGGGATGAGATATGAAAACCATTTCAATTTTAATATCCATCATAGTTTTGTCCGGCTGCGCCACTACCTATCGCCCCTTGTGTGACATGCGCGGCGTCCATCCTGCCAGGTACAATCAAGACATTGCAGCGTGTCAGGCCGAAGCGTCACGGGCGATTCCCCAAAGGCAGATATCAATCGTGTCTGCGATTGCATGGGGTCTCTTGGGCGGGGCAATCGGTCTTGCTGCCGGAGCTGCTGGCGGGATAAACGATTCGGGCAAGTTCGTTGCTTTGGGCGCCGGGGCCGGGGCGATTGGTGGTGCGAGCTACGGGCAGGAACAGGCGATTGATGCGAATAGGGATTATATGCGGCGGTGTATGGCTGGGAAGGGGTATTATGTTTTGGACTGAAATTATGCAATCCTGCATATTTTTCTTGACTCTATAAAGCGGTTGTGGTATAGGCGAAACATCAATGCGGATAGATTGGGTAATCCGCCCGGGTCCATATCCCGGATTGCCAGAGTTCGACTCTCTGATCCGCATCCAAAAGGAAAATATGAAGAATATTGGAACGTGTAGCAAATGCCGCTTTTCTAAGAAAAGCTATCAATATTTGACGGTGTTTAAATGTAAACACGAAAAGATGGTAAAGAGTTGTAATTTGAAGACGGACGAAGACTTACCGGCGGACGGGATTGTAGTCGAAGCCGGAGACGATAGAGACTGGGGGTTTTGTGTCGGTCCGGATTTTGGATGTATCCATTGGGAGGAAAAAGTATGAGCATGACGACATCTCTGTTATATTTCCTATCTATTGTCGGGCTGGTGGTGTCGTGCGTGTATTCATTTAAGACGATAAGAATCCTTCTCCGGATGCTTCGAGACTAAACGAATGAAAAAACCCGCGCCAAAGAAACAGCCTGAGATCGATTCAACCAAAGCAAAATCAACCAAAGGAGGGTCTCGTCCCAATTCTGGAAGAAAACCCGGAGCATTGAATGAGAAAAACAGGCTCATCGCTGAAAAGGCATTGCAAACTGGAATTACACCCCTTGAGGTTATGATTGAGGCAATGCGGAAAGTGTATTCCGAATTAGGCGCGGTTGAAGCAACGCCATATGCAGAAAAGGCTGCTCCATTTTGCCATGCTCGGATTTCTTCTGTTGCTGTGTCGGGTGATTTAAATATCAAAACAATATCTGATGATGATCTTGAAACAAAAATCAAAACCCAGATTGCATTACTCAAGGTGAAAATCTAATGGCAATCGCCGGAACAAGAGCGGACAAGGAAGTTCTGCTTCAATTGTTGGAGGAAAAAGCCCGGCGTATTAGAAACCGCAAGATCATTACATATTACCCTGACGAGGGTCCGCTTCGCCGGGAGCTTTACCCGAAACACCTGTCATTTTTTGAAGCTGGCGTAAAATACAGGCAGCGTTTGATGTTGGCCGCTAATCGTACTGGCAAAACCGAGGGAACTGGCTTGTACGAACTGGCCCTGCACCTTACTGGCCGGTATCCATCTTGGTGGACAGGAAGACGCTTTGACAGACCTGTCAAGACTTGGGCTGCTGGTGATACGCATCAAACAGTTAGGGAGATACTTCAAGACAAGCTCTTGGGGCCAATCGGAGACTGGGGAACAGGCGTTCTTCCAGGCGAGTATATCAAGTCAATAAGCCGCAAGGCCGGCGTAGCCGACTCGGTTGATTCTGTTTATGTCACCCATATTTCTGGTGGCGTTTCCCAGGTGATCTTCAAATCATACGATCAAAAAAGACAATCCTTTCAGGGCACTGAGCAAGATGTAATCCTGCTTGATGAAGAACCGCCGCTTGACATTTATACCGAGTGTCTTCTCAGAACCATGACCAACAATGGCATGTTGATGTTGACTTTTACCCCGCTCCTGGGCATGTCAGAGGTTGTGCTCGCATTCCTGCCCGGCGGAACGATCCCTGAAGATCAGTTGGATGATTCAAAGTTTGTTGTTTGTGCCACATGGGACGACGTTCCGCATCTTTCCGAGCAAGACAAAGCGGAATTGTGGGATTCAATTCCTCCATTTCAGCGAGACGCCAGGTCAAAAGGCGTGCCGCAACTCGGATCAGGCGCAATATATCCAGTCCCAGAATCAGAGATTGTTGTGCCTGACTTTCCGATGCCGGCGCATTGGCCGAGAGGGTACGGCATGGATGTGGGGTGGAACCGAACGGCTGCTATTTGGGGAGCAATTGACCAGGAAACCGAAACGGTCTATCTGTACAGCGAACATTATAAGGGCCAGGCCGAGCCTGTTGTGCACACTGAGGCTATCAAGGGCAGGGGAGGATGGATGACCGGGGCAATCGATCCGGCATCCAGGGGCAGGGGCCAGAAAGACGGAGAACAGCTATTAGAACAGTACAAAGCGCTTGGGCTTGATCTTATCCCCGCCATAAATGCTGTCGAGGCCGGCATATATTCTGTGTGGCAAAGGCTATCTTCCGGGAAGCTGAAGGTTTTCCGAAGTCTCAACAACTGGCTGACTGAGTTCAGGCTTTACCGCCGAGACGAAAAAGGCCACATCGTAAAAAACAATGATCATTTGATGGACGCAACAAGATATTTTATTATGTCAGGCCGCGATACTGCCAGGACAGGGCCGAAAAAAGAAGGCCGGCCACAAATGGCTTATTACGGCGCGAGGGACAGGGTGATTGGGATATGATGGTTTATGAAATCAAAAAAGAAGATTTGAATCAGTTGGCGACTTCGATTGATACGGCATCTTTTGATGAAAGCGCAACGGTCAGAGACGGAGTGGTTTTTGTACAAGAAAAAACCATTCCCGAAAAGCACTTCTTGTATTTCTACTTCAACACCAAAAAGATATTTCCTGATAAAAAATATCTCAAAGACTGTGCGATCTCTGACCTGAAACAGTTTATTCAAGAGTCATATCCGAAACTAAAGCCGTTGCGGAACTGCTTTATTCAGCACATGAACTAAGGGAGACGCGAGTGTCTAAATATGTAACCGTTTCAGACCTTAACGAAATTGAGAAGTTGATCAAAACGATCAAGGCAGATATTGAAAAAGATATAAACTTCATGCCTTTCCCTTCTGATTTTGGTGTTTTTATCAACATTGAAGAAGCTACTGGCATGGTTCGGTTGTCACGTATCACAATTTTTGAAGCTTACAAGTCTGATCTGGTGCCGGTTGAAGCGCCAACGGAAAAGCTAAATGACTGAAGACGAAAAAGACGAGATGACGGCTGGGCTTGTTCAGGAATTGAGAGATAAAATTGCTGTTCTCAAAAAGGCACTGGCCGATATCATCGTCAAATGTGACGAGGTTTATGAACGTGAATTTTCTTGGTATGCCACGGAAGTTGATGATGCCCGCGATCTTTTGCTCGGAACCTAACATGAAGACCGCGCATTCCTGGCAAAGCGAGATTATCAAGCGTTCTCAGACCAAATATTTAACGCCATGATGGGTGAACCGGAAGAGACGGAAACCAACGATGGATGAAGAAACCAACATCGAAATAACCGCAGAAGATCCACAAGCCGAAGAGATAATTCAGGCCGAAGCCGAAATGCTTCTGGCGATCAAAAGCCTGTGCGACAACCTTCTTCCAAAGCGAGACATAGCTATCCAGGCCAGGGCCGCGTCAGGCATTGAGGGCCAGTGGAAGCAGGACGAGGACGCATTCGACGGTATGGACGCTGTTGTGCGTAAGTCCATGATTGATTATGCGTCTGGGTCTGCGTTTGTTTCGAACGAAGAAGCGCCCAATCGTTCAATGATGGTCTCAAACACCAGTCGGTCAAAGTGCGAGACAACGCATGGCCGATGGTGCGAAATGCTTCTTCCGGTTGGTGGGCGCAATTTTGGGATGGATTGTACGCCGGTCGTGGATTTGGTTGATAAGCTGGACGATGATCGACAGGCCGCATTGAAGACCACTGGGCAAAAGATTGTTTCGCCCAAAGATGACAGTCCTATTTCCATTTCCGATGTTGCCAGGTCTGACATGGTGGATGCCCGCAAGAAAATGCTGGCGATGGAAACTGAGATCGATGACCAGATGACAGAGTGCGGGTACAACGCCGAGCTTCGGAAATGCGCCTGGGACGCGATCAAGATGGGTACTGCTGTTTTGGGCGGGCCTGATGTTGTGCGCCGGATGAAGAAGGTATATAAAAAAGTCACAGACTCGGATGGAACAATCGCATTTCAGCTTACGATGGAGGAAGAATACAAGCCGACTCTTCGCAGGGTCAACTTTAAAAACGTGTATCCTTATCCTTACGCCGTCGAAAATGTCCGGCAGTGCTCCTATGTCTGGGAGGTTGACGAGGTTTCGGAGCGGGATTTGCTTCAGCTTTTGGGCGCTGATGGATATTTTGATGAGCAGATCATGGCCGTTTTAGACGAGACGCCTATCAGAACCGCAGCAGCCCTTAACGATCTGCGAGAAATTGAGGTAGCCACAACCAAAGCAGGGGCCGGGCTGAATTATGAGAGATGGATTTACAACGGTGACGTGACGCGAGACGATCTTTCAGTGCTGGGCTGTAAGTGTCCAGAAGGTCTGCCAGGAACCGCGCTCATGGCATGCGTAGTGTTCGTCAATGACAGGCCAATCAAGTGCGCCCTGAATCCAACAGATGGAGCTGAATTGCCGTATAGCTTCTTTCAGTGGATACAATGCAGCAACTCACTTTTTGGGAAAGGAGTCGTGAGGGCTCAGTTTTGGTGGGACAAAGTTCTGACGGCTGCATGGCGGACGACAATGGACAACGCCGGGGATTCTTCCGGTGGGCAAACAGTTATTGGTCATGGGATCAAACCAGCAGATGGCAAATGGGAACTGACTTCTCCAAAGGCATGGTATGCTGACCCGGATGTTGACGACGTTACAAAACAGTTTTTTGTCACTCAACTTGCGAGCTGTCAGGCCCCGCTCGAAAAGATTATCCGTCTTGCCCGTGAGTTTATCGACCTTGAAACCGGGATTCCAACGTTGTTTAACGGTGAAAAGAACGACGTGCCAGACACGTTCGGCGCAACAAACATCATGGTTGACGATAAAAACGTTGCGCTTCGGGGCCGTGTGAAGCGATGGGACGACGACCTGATTACTCCGAGGCTGACTGCCGTGTATCATTTCAATATGCAGCACAGTGAGAAACAGGAGATCAAGGGCGATTACAACGTAACGGCCACGGGTGCCTCCGTGTTGATGGCCAGGGACGCTCAGACGCAAGCCATGATGCAGGTGTGGCAAATGCAAGGCATTCCGGTTGTACAGCTTATGACCGATTGGAAAAAGGCATATCGGATGTGGGCCACGAATAATCATCTTGATATTCTTAAGACCGATGATGAGATTGCCCAGGCTGAAAAGGCTCAGAAAGAGCAGCCTCCGCAGCCAGACCCGAGGGTGGCCGGGCAGATTGAGATCGCAAAAGTTAGAGCCGAAGGCGAATTGCAGAAGGTTCAACTCAACGACCAACTTTCAGACAAAGATCGGCAATTAAAAGCTGATGAAGCCGAAAGAGAACGAGTGTTTAAGCGTGAAGAGTGGGCGTATTTGGAAAGAATGAGGATTATGGAGCTTTCCGAAAAAACAGGTATAGAAATCAGCAAGATCAAGGCTGGACTGGCTTCTGACGCAAAGAAAATTGATGCTCAAATGCAATTGTCGATGATGAAGGTGCCGGGCGAGACCACAACACCACCGACGGAACCAACGCCCCATGCAGAAGACGGAAGGTCATTTCAGGAGTAAATATGACAACACACACCATAGGCGACAGGCCGTATATTTACATCAATGGAAGATTTGAACCTGAACCGCTTTTGCGAGACAGGGCAAGAGATTTACCGCCCGAACATTACGGCACGGTTCAAATCGAATATGACGAGCAAATATCTAATATGAGCCAACGCCAGATGGCTAAAATAGTTCTAAGTCCGGAGGCTTATCTTCAATGGTGCGAAGACGAAATAGACGGGAAACATAAAGCATGACCGCTGAAATCCCATACACCAAACCGTCTGAATATGTTCCCAGGCCGTCGTCCCTTGATCAAATCAAGTCACCAACGATGGATATCTACTGCCCGACATGGCAAACAGTCGAGGCATGGCTGACGCTGGAACGAAAAGCACTGGTTGATCGGCTATGCTTCCCCAAAAGAACGCACGATGACTCACAGATTATTCGGGGCGAGATTGCCAGGATTGATAAGGTGTTGGGGTTGCCGGGGGTGATTGCTGGGGTGAAGCGATGATAAAGACAACCGAAATATACGAGAACATGCGCGAGATCGAAACGGCTCACGGAAAGCGCAATCAGTTTTTAAAAGTTGTTGTCGAGAAGTCGTCCGGTAATATGGATCGGGTTAAAAAGGTCAGGCTTTTCGGACTTGACGAATGGACCAATAAAGAAACGTATTCTGGGTATCTCAGATGGTGCGCGGACGAGATTGACAGCATTGAGATGAACAGGGGCGGATGATGAACCACAACGCAAAACGTGAATCAAGGCGGAAAATTGCAGCGTCAAAATTGCCAGTGCAGATATGGGCAAAATGCACACCGTCTGATCCCCTGGGGCTGCGAGGATTATTCCATGGCAAGCCGGTTGCGAATTTTTCAAGAAAGATGAGAGTATGATCAAATCAGCACGACGCAGAAACGCAGCGGCGCGAGATTGTCGAAGCAGAAAGCATTTGATATTTTTGAACGGCAGATACAGATACGACAATCGCTATTTTAAGTTGTCGCCTATTAGGATTATTGGATCATGGCAGATGTAATGACCGCACCCGAACCAGTAATAACCCTTGACGCATTACAAAAAGCTGCAACGGTTTTAAAGCAGAATCGGGTTAAGCCAATCTCCATTGATGGAGATGACTATTACCAATTGCTGATGACAAAAGATGAATTTAGGCAATGGATAGCAAATGATGACCGAACCTGAAAAAGCAGTTGTCATCCTCATTCTTAAAGCATTAAAAGGAATCGTAACCCAGCTACAGAACCTTATTAAATAATTACCTAAACCTCAATTTTTATACGAGATCAAAGGGCAACTTCGGAGAAATCCGTCTTTGCCCTTTTTTATTTTACGATCCGGGCAACCGCATCAAGCAATCCCGCCGATAAGCCGGGAGAAAGAAGGACCAGATGGAAACCGAACAAGTAGAACAAGAAGCACCAAGTCCAGAAATAGCTGAACGGGCCGCGTTTGCCAAGGAGTTGTATGGAGACCGCATTCCGGCGCCGGAGGTTGTTGAGGCACCTGAACAAAAGGCCGATAAACCTAAAGAAGAAGATCCGTGGTCCGGGCTACCGTCCGCAGTGCGGGAAAGAATCGAAGGGCTTACGGCAAAGGTTCAGGAGTTTGACAAGCTTTCTCACAGGACAAATCAAGTGGAGCGCAGGTATGAAGCGCTTTTGGCTGACCTGAAGAAAACAAAGGAAGTTGCTCAAAGAGCAGTAGCGGCACCCAAAGCCCCGACTGTTGAAGAGATCGTAGCGGCTTCCAAAGACGAAGAGGTATTGAAACATCTCACTGAAGAGTGGCCGGAATGGGGGAATGCTTTCGCCGCACAACGCGCCGAACTTAAAAAGCAGACCGCAACCATTGAAGCTCTCAAGGAAGAACTATCCGGGAAATCAGGCCAAGCAGAAAAGAAGTTGGCGGAGAAGATTGAGAAGCTTCAAGAAAAACTCAATTTCACTGCCGTAAAGGTCGATCACAACGATCTTGAAGAAATACTTGATGCTGAAAAAGGCTTCAAGGTCTTTGAGCCGTGGAGACTAAAAAACCAAACCGAGAACGATGATCTCAATGATCCAGTTAGTGCTTCAAGGTTTGTGAAAAGGTTCAAAGAAAGCGATGAATATAAAACATGGGCAGGAATCAAACCCAAACTAACCGCCCGCGAGATTCAAGAGGCCAACCAGCAAAGACTGAGGGCCGCCGAATCCACACCGGGCAGACAGCCTCCGCCGACACGAACGGAAGCTGATATGACCACATCCGAACTGAGGGCGAGAGCCGCAGCAAAGTTGTGGCCGAAACAGAAAGGATAGAAAATGACAACTCAAATGTATGGATCTCCTTCAGCATCGCCCAATACTTTCAATTTGGAGCTGCAACTGCTGAAACACGCTGAAAGCGTAATCGTTATTGGCAAGTTCGGCGTCCAGAAAATGCAACCGCTGAACAAAACGGACACTATTTATTTTCCACGTGCCAATCCTTATAACGTGGCCGCCAATGGAGCCCCGCAAATCGATTCGAATGACTTTATCATCGCAGAAGGCGTAACCCCTCGGTCTCACACGATGGATTACACCTATGTGCCGGCGACGCTTCAGCAGTTTGGCTATTTGATGAAGCTGACCGACAAAACTATGAAGATGCACGAAATGGACGTTTCGGAAGACATGAAACAGCAGGTCGGGGAAGTCCTGGGCGAAGTTGCCGAGAAAGCTGCTTACGGCGTAATCCGGGGCGGAACAAGTGTTATCCGTGCCAATGGATCGACCCGCGCCGCCATCAACACGACTATCACCGCCGATCATCTGCGGCTGGCTGCCAGAACCATGAAGTCCGCAAGAGGGAAGACCGTAAGCAAGTCCCTGGCTGCGGGTCCGAACTTCGCAACGTACCCGGTACAGAGATCGTTTCTTTGCTTCCATCATTCCGACGTGACCGCTGATATTCAGGCCCTTTCCGGTTTCAATTTCAAGGTCAACTACGGAACTGCCACAACTCCTATTCATGAAGATGAACACGGCGCATGGCAGAATTTCAGGTTCATTGAATCCCCGCTGTTTGATCCGTGGTTAGCGCAGGGCGCAACCGTGGCCGGCACGACAATGCTTGCCGCGAATGCAACCAACATTGACGTTTACCCGATTGTGGTAATGGCTGAGGATGCCTGGGGTCACATTTCCCTGAAAGGCGAGAAAAACACCTACACCGGTATTCGTCCCTCGTTTGTGTCTCCTAACGAGATTTCCGCAGCGAACCCCCTGGGGCTGTTCGGGTACGTGGGCGCTTCTTTCTGGTACACCCCGATCCGGCTGAATGAAAACTGGATGACCCGGATTGAAGTTGCCGTAAACGCACTGGCCTAAACAATAGCGGGTTAATAGCCCGCTAAAGGAGAAAGTATGACACAGAAAATCAAAGAAAGAATCTCGGCTCTTGCGAATATCAAAGATGCCGTGGAGATGAAGTATCTCTGGGATTGTGCGCTTGTGGACATGACCGCGCTTCGGGCAAAGGTGGCGGCTGAACTGGTTGATCTTACGGCGCTTCGGGCAACCGTGGCCGCTGCCGTAGTTGATCTGGCTGCCATGAGAACGCCTATTGCTGCGACGGTGGTTGATGTAACCGCCATGCGGACGGCTGCGAGAACCAAGATGCTGTCACCTGCTGGGCTGGCTATTGGGCCAAGTGCAAAGCTGACCGCACAGGCCGCCAAGCCGTTTATGGCTTTGGCAGGTGGTACGCTGGTTTACAAACCGGCTGCTACTGAAATGAGTGTTCTTCCGGCATCAACCACAACTCAGGGAAAATTCGGCTTGTGGGCGTTTTACATTGACAGCGCCGGGACGATCACCACAAGCGCGAGAACGGCTGAAGCAGACACGGCGGTTGCTGCGTTTGCTTTAATGCCTGCTGTTCCTGCAAGCAAGGCGCAAATTGGGGCAATCATCGTGACCGATGCTGACTCAGTATTTGTTGCGGGGACAGATGCCCTCGACGCTCAGGGTGTGACCACAATTTATATCGATACCGTTGGGCTTCAGACGGATGCCGTAGCCTTGACCGCCTCGGCCCCTGCCGCTCTGACCTCCGCTGCGCCGTCGGCATTAACCACAACCACAATCGCTGCCCTAACGTTGGCGGCTTAAAAGGAAGGTGAAGAAATGACTATCAATCTTGATGACGCCCCGAGAGGCGGAACGATGTGTTTTGACAAGGCCGGGTTGGTGATTTCGTCCACTCCTGCCAATTATGGCGTAGTGAGCGCACAGGGAGCTGGGGTGGTCTATTGTATCAACGGCATTTTCTATTATGTCGCTGACACCGTTGACCAGGCCATGACCGCAGCAACCGCGCAGGGGCTGCTGACGACCTGTATTTATCTGGTGTGTGGAACGACTTCCAGCACCTTCGTAACCGTCAAGGGAACTCCGGTTTTGAATGCCGATCTTGCCGCTGGAACTGCTGTTTGCCAGTATCCGGAGCCTGCTGTTGATACGTGTCCTTTGGGCGCGATCATCGTAACCACTCTGACCTCTGGCAACTTTACCGCAGGAACCACGGCATTGACGCCGGCTGCAACGCTGTCCGTTGTGTATCAGGATTTCTGTTGTATTCCGTCTCATCCGTATATCCCGTAATCAACCGTGGGGGTGAAAGCCCCCACATAACAAAAGAGGAACATTATGGCTTACGTAAGAAAACAAAACTTTGAAGCAAACGATGACCTTCTGAGGAAGCTCCCTGAGATCCCCATTGACGAACTTGGCGATTCTCACCCGCTCGAAGTTGTGTCAGATTCGGTCCGCATCAAAGACGCGATGGAACTGGAAGCGTTTATGAACGAAAGGGTTCAGATCAGAGTCCACGCTTCCCAGATGGAGGGGTCTCTTGCTATAGAGTGCCTTACCCTGAACGGAATAACTCAGCCGATTGTTCGTGGAGTGCCAACGTGGGTGAAGCGTAAATATGTTGAGCTATTGGGCCAGGGCAGCACTTCAAAGATCCAGCAAAGAACAAACCCTTACGATCTGTCGGATATTACGATCACAGAACAGCGGGCGATTGCCTATCCGTTTGACGTTCTTTCCGATACCGACAAGGGCAGGAAGTGGCTCGAAGGCATTTTGAAGGCTGATTAACAATCTCATTAGGATAAAAGCTATGGCAAAAACACTACACAATTCAGACATTAGTGGCGCAAGAGAAAACGTAAAAGATATCAAGGTTTTTGGAAATGGCGATTCATTTCAACTTCTTTGCAAAGCCAGTAGCGCAAACGAAGGATGGATGAAATCAACCAAGGCTTATGAAATTCCAGGTGTAGGATGTATCGTCCAGTGTTCCACTCAACAGGGTGACAACGTGGCTGAAGCGCTCGTATTTGTTCCTGGCGTAACGATTGCCGCCGACATTGATACCAATGGCGGTCGTAAACTTCAAAAGGCATAATCATGACGTTTCTTGAACTGGTGCAAAGGTATTGTGTTGAATCAGGTCTCGGCTCCGGGCCGTCAACGGTGATCGGGCAGACGGACGACTACTTGAAAGCCGTGAACGATATCAACACGGCGTACAAGGAGATCCAGGGGCAGCATGAGGATTGGCTTTTTCTTCTGAAGAGCTTTGCGTTTTCATCCTCTGATATTGTCGCAACGACTCCAACGGGAATGCCGGCGGAAATATCGTTTCAGGACACAACCGTCAGCACCATGCCAACGGATATCAGCGCATTCCGGGAAGGGAAGTTTTCTTGTTTCCTGACTGCAACCGGGTCAAGCGATGAACAGCAGTTGATCTTCTTGCCGTGGGACAGATTCAGGTTGACTTTCTATCAGGGCGCGAACCGGAACAACACGGGTAGGCCTGCCTATGTTTCCATCAAACCAAGTCTCGAACTGAGGTTCCATCCGTATTTTGATGCCGATTATACGGTGGTGGGGGAATACTACCAGGAACCACAAAAGATGGTTTACGACACTGATGTTCCGGTATTCAAGCAGCACCATGAAGCAATAATGTGGAAGGCATTGATGCTTTACGGTGCCGCGATGTCTGAGCCTGACAAATATGCTTTCGGCAGGGCGCAATATGTTCCCATGCTACGGAAACTTGAAATCACCCAATTGCCGAGAATGACATTCGGGAGGCCGCTGGTTTAATGCCGTATAAGAGATACAAAAATACAGACAAGTTGATTGCAAAGTGGAAAATCCGCGCCACTTGTAAGCAATATTACGATGTTTTTTTATGGGAAGATCAAAAATCTTTTGATGAAAACACGAATGATAACGAGCCTGAAGAGGCGGCGGGTTGCGTTAATTACGCGCCCACAATGCTTTTAGTTAGCCAAGACGGAACAATAACGAAAAAATGTTTTCCCAAGAAGATAGGGGAAGTCCATTTTATCAAGGACAAATGGAATACTGAAATAGTGGCTCATGAACTTTGTCATGCACTTATAGGCAGATTTAGGATGAATAAATCTCCAAAACTTTGCGATATGGTCATGCAAACTGACGAAGCAGAAGAAGAAATCTGTTATGAGTTTGGAAGGTGGTTTGATCAGGTCTATAGGAGACTTTGGAAGGAAAACCCACTTTGAAAAACCTGCCCCGCGTAGAACTGAGAAACGCCTACATCCCGTTTAAGGGCGGACTCGATACCGAAACGCCCCAAATCTCGATGAAACCGGGCTATTTGCGAAATGGGTATAATATCGAGCAGATGGTCAACGGCGGGTATCAGACGATCATGGGATACACCCGGTACACCGGGCAGGCCACGACCGGGAACTATGTCGCCCTCGCGGTTGAGTGCATCGATGAAGCTGTTGTAGCGGTTGGCGATGTTATAACCGGCGAAACGTCTGGCGTAACTGGCACAGTTCTTGCTCTTGAGATTTCGCAAAATAATTACCTGGTGGACGAGAACGGGGACTACCTGCAAGATGGTTTGGGGAATTTCATCGTTATCAATTCCGGGTATATCATTGCAACCGATGACGCCGGGACGTTTGGGGTTGAGGGGCTTGAAGTCGGCGGGGTAGCGTGCGGAGTCCGGACAGGGGTTTATACCAACATCACGGCGCAGGAAGATTCCGATTATCGGGCGCTTGCGGCTTCCGTGTCTCACGCTTCTCTTGCGGCTGTTCCTGGGTCCGGGTCAATCTTGGGAGTCTGGAAATATAACGGCCATGTTTACGCCTGGCGGAATAACGTAGCTGGAACCGCTGCCGTCATGTGGGTGGCGTCTGCTTCCGGGTGGGTGGCCGTAACCCACGGTTATGAAATATCCTTTGATACCGGCATTCTTGCGGTTGCAGTAGGTGACACTTTAACCGGGGATACTTCAGGCACAACCGCTATCGTTACCCGTGTAGTGGTTGAATACGGCTCATGGTCTGCTGGCACGGCTGCCGGGCGGCTGATTGTGTCAACTCCATCGGCTGCTTTCCAGGCTGAAAATCTCAAGGTGTCTGGATCGATTGTCTGCACATCTTTGGGTAATGCCTCTCTGATTTCCTTTGCGGTCCCGTCCGGTAGATTCAAGTGCATCAATTACAACTTTTCGGGAGACCCGACAACATACCGGATGTACGGGTGCGACGGGAAGAACCGTGGCTTTGAATATGACGGGGTTGTGCTGGTTCCGATCAACAGCAAGTTTTCCCCTGACACGCCAGAAAATGTCATTGCTCACAAATACCATCTTTTCTTTTCTTTTTCGGGGACGTTGCAGCATTCAGCTCCAACGACTCCCTATAATTTTGAGCAGCTTATCGGGGCGGCGGCTATCGGGCTTGGCGATGCAATAACCGGGTTTGTTTCGCTGACCGGAGATGCCACAAGCGCAGCCTTGGCTGTTTTTTCCCGAAACGAAATTGGGATTCTTTACGGTTCCAATTCTTCAGACTGGCAAATGGTGTCCTATAAAACAGGTGCCGGCGCAATCGCTAACACAGTTCAGCCGATTGCAGGCGCAACGTATCTTGACGAACGAGGGCTGACTACCCTGGCCGCTTCAGTCGAGTACGGTAATTTTAAAGACGCCGATATTTCCAGTCTGATTTATTCATGGCTCAGGGGCAAGCAAATCTATGCCACAGATTCGTGCATTCTGAGAAATAAAAGTCAGTACCGGATATTCTTTTCAGACAAGTCAGCGCTCTTCGCAACCATCAGTAATAACAAGGTCGTGGGTATCTGCCCGGTTAAGTTGGATCATGTTGTGGCGTGCATGTGTTCAAGCGAAAGCACGGCGCTTGGGGAAGAGGAAGTCTATTTCGGCGGAACCGATGGCATGGTTTACCAAATGGAAACCGGCATGTCATTTGACGGTGCCAATCTGGATTGGCTTTGTGAACTATCTTATAATTCCCTGGGGTCTCCGCACATCATCAAGCGGTTCAGAAAGATCATTCCTGAAGTAACGGGCGATGGGTATGCCGAGTTTTACATGGGGTATTCGCTGGATTACGGGTCAAAGTCAATCTTGCAACATCCGGAATCAATGCAGACCGTCTCACTGAATACATGGTATTTCGATGACGGGGTTTCGTATTGGGACACGGGGCTTTACTTTGATGGTGATGAGGTACTTCCTATCGAAAAACATACGATGGGATCGGGCCGGAATATTTCATTGACGTTCAGGGGATCGGGAACAACCAACGCGCAGATAAGGTTTAACGGAGCGCAACTTCTATATTCTATTTCAAAGATCAAGAGGTAAGTATGGCAAACGACTATTACAACCCGACAGGCGCACCCGTAAGCAGCACACAGGCAGCGACAAAGCCGTTCAGGGATGAATACGCCCTGGTAGGTGCCGGCTTTGACAAGCTTGCGCCAATTACCGGGAAAGCGAATCTTCCGATATTCGTCAATTCAACCGGCACGGCAGAGATAACCAAAACAGCTTCAGAAGCAAGAACGCTTTTGGGTCTTGGCACGGCTGCGGTTGACGATGCCACGGATTACGCGCCAATTGCCCATGTCGGTGCAGGCGGGGCCGAACATGCCGATGTTGTTTCAGGTGGGGCCGATGGCTTTATGACAGGTTCGGACAAGGCGCGGCTCGATACCATGGCCGACAACGCAAATGCCTATGTCCACCCAAACCATACTGGAGATGTAACCAGCACTGGCGATGGAGCTACGGTCATTGCCAATAACGCCGTCACCCTAGCAAAGCTCGCAACACAAGCCGCCTATACCATAATCGCCAATCTGACGAGCGGCATAGCTGTTCCCACGGCTGCAACGGCAACACAAATTAGGGCGCTCTTGAACGTAGCCGACGGTGCGAACGCTTACGTGCATCCAAACCATACTGGTCCGGTGACGAGTACCGGCGATGGAGCTACGGCGATAACCGACAAGGCTATTACCCTTGCCAAAATGGATGATATGGCGACTGCTTCATTTCTTGGCAGGGCGTCATCCGGTTCCGGAGTTCCTGAAGTTTTATCAGTGTCGTCGTCCCTGGCTCTTCTGGGCGTTTCTCCCAATGCTGGTCTTTTGGGTGTGGCCGCAAGATCGATCAGATGTGTTTATGTCGAGGTTCTAAACGGTACGGTAGCGAATACCCTGAAGTGCCAAGTTCTGAACGTCTTTAATGGTGCCGCTGTTGTCCAGCAAGATAGCCTTGGGAAAGGTGCGGCTACGGCTGATTTCTCCCTGAACGCTGCCGGAACGGTTCTGTCGGTCGGGGCCGGGCGTCTTGGAGGCACGCTTGAAGGCGTCATCTCATGTGACGTTCTTCAATGGTGTGGTGATACCTATGTCGCAACAGCCAGGCCGGAGGTTGTAGCCGGGGTTCTCAATATTTCCACGTTGGCACTTTTTTCAGGGTCAGGCCTTGATATGACGGTTATGGTTGACTCTGGTGGCGGAGCATTGTATTTTAGACTTATCTACATTACATCATAAGGGGATTGACGGCTATGGCTTTGGAATATAAAGTTTCATCTGACGACGTTGTTCCTTATGACGAAAAAACGGCCGCGGCTATTGCACCTGTTACCTCTGCCGCAACAGAAACCAGCACGAAAGACGCCGGGCTCCTGGCTCCAACAACCGCAACAAATTCAACGCAAGTGGCTGGATTGGTGGCTCCTTCCGGTTCCAATGCCTACAACACAAAACCGATTGATGACTTTACTTCATCTCCCGTGAGCGGAACCTACACGGCAAAGGCCGATAACGCATATACTCCCTCAACAGATACGACCGTAGCAGGTCAGATGTCCGGGCTCCTGAATAAAAACAGCGATTACATGAGGGCGGCGACGGCTGGCGGGGAGCAGTCTCTTTTATCAAAGGGGTTGGGTAATTCCACCATGGCTGTTGAGGCTGGCCAGACTGCGGCGATTAAATCCGCTCTTCCGATTGCACAACAGGATGCAGGATATATGCAAAGCCGGGGCCTTGCCGAACAACAGGGCGCAATAACTTCAAGTTTGACTTCCCAGGCCGACACAGACAAGTCAATTCTTTCAGCGCAGGAAGCAAATCAGACAGCCGGGATTTATCAGGTTCAGGGCAATATCAGTTCGCAAATTGCAAAAGAAAATGCTCAGTATGCTTCTCTTCTTTCAAAACAGCAAGCCGGGCAGGAGCTTACCAAGCAGGAGCAGGGATACATCCTGTCAACTGAAAGCCAGTACAAATTGGCCGCGCAGAAGGCAACGTATGATAGCTTGTTATCGGCGCAGGAGGCTGGCCAGACGCTTACTCAGAGCCAGTCCGACTGGATGTATAAGTATCAGACGGAAGCCGCTCTTGAGCAGATGCAGCAGGACGGGGCAAACTTCAGGACTGAGCTTGAACAGGCTACAAACAGAACCATCGAGTCCATGAAGCTGACGGATTCTGAGAACACGGAAATCAGTCAGATGATGGAACGAACCGGAACCGATTATCAGGACCAGCTTACGACAATCTATACCGATCCGAACATGCCTGCGGAAACCAAGGCGGCGCTTGCGGCTGAAATCAGATCGGCTTATGAGGCAACTGTTTCCCTGGCGCTGTCCGGTTACAATATGACAATCGATTGGTGATAAATGCACGTTTCAAGGACCAGGGATAAGAAGGCGATTTTAAAAATCATAAACCATAACAAGGTTCGCAAATGGGTGGTTGATGATTTGTCGCCTGACAATTATACGCCATTTATGCACGAATCGGTAATCGTTTTGATGGACGATGAAAAATTGGGAATGATCAGAATTGAGCCCATGAATGGCATTTGCTGTCAGGTGCACATTGCTACAAAACCAAAGATGTGGGGTCACGCTGTTGAGTTCGGTCAGCTTGCCAAAGAATGGCTATTCAAGCATACAAGATATCAAAAGGTAGTTGCCATGGTTCCGGCGTACAATAGACTTGCGATCAGGGTATGCCGAAAGATAGGTTTTAAACAGGAAGGTGTAATTGAAAGATCGTTTCTCAGAAATTGGGAATTGCACGACTGGATTGTTTTTGGACTCAATAAAAACGAGGTGAAATAATGGCAAGTGCGGTAATAGCTGGATTTGCAGCAATAGGGGCATGGGTCGGATCAGCGGCCGCTGCTGCCGGGGCTTCGGCTGCGGTTGCGGCTACGGTCACATCCATTGCTACGGCAGTTGTTACGGGCATCGCAATCGGGGCAGTAGTGGGCGCGGGGGTGGCCCTGGCTACCGGGGGGGATATTTTGCAAGGCGCTCTTCGGGGCGGCCTTGTGGGTGGTGTTACGGCTGGCGTGTTCAGCGGGGTGAGTGCGGCTATTGGGGGCGCGGCTGAAGTTGCCGCAGACACAGGCACAAGTGCTTCGGCTGCTATCGGTTCAGATGTTTCTGCCGGTGGGTTTGAATCTTTAGAAAGCGGTATTGCTTCTGGATCAATCAACCCTGCGGCTGCGGCTCCTGCTGCTTCAGCGGCTTCTACAGACACAACCGGAGGAAGCCTTGCTTCAACTACTGCTAAGTCCGCTACGACGACAGCAGCACCAACTACGGCGCCTACAACTGCAACAAGTTCCGGCATGTCCGACGCCACGGCCAAGATTTACGCCGGTGTCGGTCAGGGTCTTATGCAGGGAGTCGGGCAGGTGGGCGGGGAGATGATGAAATCCTCTGCCGAGAAAGAAGCCGCTGCTGACGCCGCGCAGGCCGAACTTGATAAAGAGGCAAGAATTTACGGAACTGGCGGAACATTGTCGTTTCCCGGATCATCCGCCGGTCTTTTAAAGAAAACGTCAAGCGGGGCGTCTGTAGCTGCGGCTCCAACGGATGTAACGGCGCAACTTTCCAGCCAGACTGCAAACGTAAATCCGGCAAACACTTTCGCAACACAGACGGCTCAAGCAACAGGGGCGAATGATCAATGGTGGCTTTCTCACCTGAAGCCTATCATGGTTTTGCCGTCTGCAACTCCAACAATAGGGACTCCGAGCTATGCCTAAACCTATGATGGACCGTGAAGTTGATCACACGGAAGAGGCGCAAGGCGCCGGAATGCTGGCGCAGAAAGAACAAGAACAGCCTTCCGTTGATCCCAAAATTCAAGAACAGTTTGATATGTTCATGTCTTACGGGATCAAAATCATTCATCAGAAGCCCTTCACTGACACGCTGGTCAAGTTCTTCAGGACTATCAAAGACTCAAAGACTGTAATTGACTTTGTTGGGAAAACGGTGGTTGATCTTGTTCTAAGGATCGAGGCCGGGGCAGACAACAAGGGCGTCAAGATTGACCCGAGCGTTTTGATCAACGCTGCGAATCAGCTTATGGGCGAAATTCTTTTGATTGGCGAAACGGTCGGGATGAAGCCGCTTTCCGAGGATGAGAAAGCCCAGTCTTTTGCACTGGCATCCAGCCAGTATCTTGACGCGGCTGTCAAGTCGGGACGGTACACTCCGGAAGAAATTCAGGCCGCTGCCGAAAACCTGAAGAAAACTCCAGAAGGCCAGAAGATCATGGCGCAGCAACAGAAGATGGGCATGGGCCAACAGACTCAGCAAGCCGCTCCTGGGCCAATGGCGCAGCGTCCTATAGGTAGTCAGGGCCAGCAAGGGCAGATGGCAAGGCCGATGCCTCAAGCTCAACAGAAACCCGCAGGGCTGCTTGCGCCGAGAAGGAGGATGTAATGGTTGATATCGCGGGTGGATTATTGGCTGCTTTTGGGAGCGCCGGGGCCGGCGGGTTCAAGGCGATGGGCGAGAATGCCGATCAGAATATCAAGGACAAAGCCGAGAAGCTGAAGGAAGAGGCTTTGTTTGAGCGCCAGAAGAGCATATTGGCACTTCAACAGCAATATCAGACGACAGCAGATAAAACAAAGATGGATTTTGAAACCGGCCAAAACAAGCTCAAAAGAGAACAGGATATTGAACTGCATCGCCAAACGGAAGAAGGCGCCACTACCAGACATAAACAAACTCAAGAAGGCGAGACAGCGAGGCACAGTGAAACCATTGCCGCGCAGAAAGCCAATACTGCCGCTACTATAGCCGCGTCGAATGAATCAAAACGGCAAACGTTTGAACTTCAAAAACAAATGCTTGATGCAAAACAGGCTGAAGTTGAAAATTCTAAGGCATATCAGAGAAGCATGTCGCTTTTGAACGAGGCCAAGAAAACAGAAGAACTGAAGATAGATCGAGAAAAAATGGTTCAGAAGCAAACCCAAGCGCAAGCAGAAGCGCTTCCTGTGGTTTCCGATCTGCTTAAATCCGGAGATGTAGAGACCGCTGCGGGGATTGCAGCTTTGCACGGGATTCCGCTTAAACTGGAAAAGGGGAAGGTCGTCAAAGAACATTGGTACGGTGATGAAAAGAAGGATGTAACGAGTATTGACGCGGCTGGATTGTTAAAGCCGAGACAGACCGACGTTGTTGGGCAGGCAAAACCGACCGAAACACAGTCTGCTCAACCGCAGCCTACTCAAACAAAACCATCTGAAATAGCCGATCTTTACAACCAATACAAACAGCAAAAACAATCTTCTGTAACCAGCAAACCGCAATCAGGGGGAATGTTGGAAACAAAGATTCCGGCCATTGATCGAGACCAACTGAGCCAGATTTTAAACAGGTCCGATGAAATGCAGACAGGGGCATATAAAGACACGTATGCTCCCGGTCAGTCCAGTTCCCTTCTAACAGGTGTTCAAAAGCTGGCATCCAAAACTCAAGGCGAAGATGTCAAAAAGTTTGGTGAGGGCGATCTTGAATTTGCTCTGCGTCAATCTGGATACGCTGACGATCTTGCAGTGCTGAAAGATTATTCCAGAAACTTACGAAAAGAATTTCCAAAACTTACCGATGAGCAACTTGTAAATCTTGTTATGAACGCAACCGAACCAGTTCAGAAATAGGAAATAAATGGACTATTCTTTTCTTGATGATCCAGCATGGAATGAAATCCCGGAGAAAGACCAACCGGGCGTTATCGGTTTAGCGATTGACAAGCGGCTGTCAAGTGATCCGTCGTGGTCGGAAATTCCTGATGATGACAAGCCTGGGTTTAGAAACTTCCTTGTAAGTGAAGGCATAAATCGGCTTAACCAGATTGTTGATAGTAAAATACCCACAGACGGGTCAACCCTGGGAGCTTTTGCAAAGACTGTTTCCCGTATCCCTGAAAACGTAGTTGCATCTGGCATTCGTGCGGTCCAGGGGCAAGAGGGCGCGTCCATCACAGACAAGGGCATGGGCGATAAGTTTGTGTCTTGGGTAGATGAGCGCAATAAAAAGTTGTCGCAAGAATATTCAAAATCCGGCGATGTTCCTTTAACCGGTGGTTTGATTTCAAAAAAAGATGTTGCAGAGTTCGGGCCAAATGCTGCTTATTCCTTAAACTCTATGGCTGGAACGATTGCAGGCGGG